TTAGAAGGCGTAAGCCCCTCGAACACCAGACGAAAAAAAGCCTGCTTTAAAGCAGGCTTTTTTAATTGATGTGGTCGGCATGAGAGGATTCGAACCTCCGACCCCCGACACCCCATGACACCGACACTAAACCGCTGAAAGTCCCGCCACGACTGACTCTCCTCTGTTTTGACTGTTCATACAAACAGTGCATTTTTCGCATAGGTCGGCCTATACACATCAATAAGTTAGGAAGGGGATTTACCACCTTCCTTTCAGCATATTCTGGTAAGTCAGTAAGAAGAAAATGAACTATCATCAGTCAACTTGGTTAACTTGCAATGGATGTGTAAATCAACAAAAATCAGTTGATTTATCATCTTTCGTTTGTTACCTTACCGTCAGAGTCGTGTTGTACCTGACTCTTACGCACATTAGAGAGGCAAAAATATGTTAACGCCGTTTGGTAAGAAAGTTAGGAAATTACGTATAGATGTCGGTGTCACGCTGAAAAGCATGGCTGATGCTATGGGCGTGACCTCGTCTTACCTCTCAGCAATTGAAACAGGAAAACGTGCTGTTACTGATCCTGTATTGAAAAGTATCATTAGTTATTTCACTAATGAGGGTGTTCATGCAGGAGATGAGTTAACGAAAGCAGCACGCGATTCTCAACAATCTGTTGAGATTAATCTTTCGGGTAAAAATCACAATGCTCGTGAAGTAGCGATGGCATTCGCACGCAATTTTGATGAGCTAAATGATGATGAGTTTAAACGTCTACGTGAATTGTTAACTAAAAAACAATAAGTAGGAGGCTCTGTTTGAGCGGACAAGATTATCGAGTGCCACCTTTAAGCCGCGACGCGGTGCGTGGTTTGACAAACAAATTACGCTCGATGCTGAAGATACATGATTTGTATTTTCCCGTAATTGAAATGCTGGAGTTCGCGCTACCGCAGATCTTACCTAACTTTTCGTTTGAAACAGCTTCTGAAAAGGAAATGGGTGGTACTCATGGGCTTACTATGCCTCAGGACTCGCTAATCATTCTTCGCGAGGATGTGTATGAGGGAGCCCATGCTGGTAACGGTCGCGATCGTATGACGGTTGCTCATGAAATTGGACATCTGCTAATGCATAAAAATATTGCTTTTGCACGGGCAGAACCAGGAGTGGAGATTCGTGCATTTGAAAGCAGTGAATGGCAAGCTAAATGCTTTAGCGGAGAGTTGCTCGTACCCTATAGTCATGCAGGATTGTTACGTGGCATGTCCGTAGAAGAAATAGCTGAAGCGTGTGGAGTGTCTGCACATGCAGCAGATTATCAAAAGCAGTTTTTAAAAAAGTAAAAACCCTGACGGCGCCAACCATCAGGGTTTAACCAGGCGATGATACCAAGAGGCATCGCACCATGAACTTCTCAATAAGCAGCCCGAAAATAACACTTCGGTCGAGTAGGTTCAAGGAAAAAATCTCTCTCGGTAAGGAGGTGTTTATGAATGGGTTTGAAGTCAATTGTTTCAAAGGCGGCTCCTAAGGGATTCCGCTGGGTATTCTGCCGCTACCGCAAGGTTCGTGGAAAATCCGCAAAAGTCCTTGATGCGCATGATTATGGCTACGAGGCTTGGGCTTTCTTAGTTCGCTGCTAAGCAAGGCACAATCTAAAGGCACCTTTTGGTGCCTTTTTTATGCAGTTAAAATCTCACCATGAGGAACGACAACCCAATCGATATGGTTCTGTGTATAAATTTTCGTAGATTTTGCATCGCTGTGAGCCATACGCCCCTGCGGATCTATCCCTTGGTTATCGAACAAGTGTGCGGCTAATGCCCGGATCTCGTGGAACGTTGGGCGCTCTTCCATTTCTAAATGATCGGATAACCCAAGCTGATCCCGCAGCTTTGAAAATGAACGGCTAAGATAGTCAGGCGCTACCTGGGTAGGGTGTACGACTTCTTTGCTGCGTTTTACGTTACGTTCTGGTACCCGGTGCACCACATACGGGCTGGCCACATTGTCTCGACTCTCGTCAATAATTCGCTTCAACTCATCCCCGATCGGAATCGCTACATGCGAGGCCTCTTTTTTTTGCACTTTCTGGCGGTGGATATAGAGGGTGCCGTGAATGCCATTTAACGGTTGGTCCAACCATACGCAACCGCAAACACCGTTTTTAGGTTCCCGGATAGAATACCGGATCCGTGAAACCTCAAGCCGGGCATGGGTTGTCTGTAATGCTAAATCCATGGCCGTTCTTAACCATGGGGCTGCAGCTCTGCGAATGGCCATAAAATTGTCGAATGACAAACGCTGTCTTTTCTTCTCTTCAACCCGGCGCATTTTCTTACGGGTAGCTGGATTATCCAGCATCAGTGATTCATCGACCGCATAGCTGAACAGTTTCTTCAGGAAACTGACTTTCCGGTTTTGCACGTTTGCAGATGAATCTGCGTGATATTCCTTTATATAAGCGTTGACGTGTTCCAGCTCGATATCACATGCCGGGATCTTGTCGAAAAACTCTTTCACACGGGTCGCATCGTTATTCCAGTCATCCCGGGTGCTCTCGGACGGTTGTTCGTCTTTTATTGCGCGCGCCATAATACGGTCGACATGTTCAGCGAATGGCAAGGCCTCACCTTGAATTCCGCCGGACTCCCGGATCAGCGAGTCGATTGATACTGACGTTTCAGGGCGCATCCTGTTGTTATATTCACGCGCGATAGCGATCGCCATGGCGCGATCACTGCCGAGTGATTTACGCTTCCCGGTTATAAGAGTGAAGCGATAAACGCCCGTCGCCTTATCAAAATACAGTAAATCAGGAAGATGCCGATTTTCCCGTCGGCGCGGGCGGGCAGCCATTACGACTCCCTGATCAGTTGATTAACAGCGTGGGAAACTTCGGATTGAACTCCCCAGCGCTCAGATGAATAAACCCATGACATACCGTCTATTACCCTTCCTCGAAGTTGTCCGTGCTCAATCCAACGTTTAACGGTGCGTTTATCAGGGATTGAGCCCTCTTCAAATTCACGCTTTAGCCATTTGCTGGCGCGCATCAATTTGTCTTCATTCGCCATGGTTTTGTCTCCACACAATAGAGGCCCGCTGCAACGGGCCGGTAAAAATTACAGTTCGGTCGGTTGCTGGTGGGGGGCCAATAATCGCTGGTGGATTGCTGAAACATACCGCGCCTGGTGAATAGCATCAGCCAAAGCGTTATGGCGTTCGCCGTCGAATGGCAGATCACGTTTCGGGTCAAAGCCTATCTGCCGGCCGAGGCTCACCATAGTGCGCACGTCCAAATCGTTATACCAGTTCCAGCATGGCGCCACGCCGCAACGCTCATATGCCCCACGCAGGATGACATTATCGAAGGCGGCACCGTTGCCCCAGACCTTCAGGTACTTCGGCTGCTCGTAACTGAGAGCAACAAAACTGGAGAGGGCATTGAGGGCATCAGTTATTGGCTTCGCCTGGTCATTGGTGATCGCCGCCCTGGCCTCGCTGCTTTGCATCAACCACCAGTTAATGGTGTCGCCATCGGGAACGGCGCCGGCAGCCAGTTCACTGGCAAGATTTACCGCGGTATAAAACTGCGGGCCCAGTTCACCGGTGGCAGGGTCGAAGAACACAGCACCGATCGCCACGATTGGCGCGTTGGGCTTGTTGCCCATGGTTTCCAGGTCAATCATCAGGTTGTTCATTGGTTTTCACCTTTAGTTGGTGCTGTTGCCAGCATTGCTTTATAGACGAGCGTGACCTTATCCATCCCGGCATCCATGGCCTTTACGCCTGCAGCCCACTGCTTTGGTGTCGGCTCAACCGGCACCAACTTGTAACCCTGGCTAACAGGTTGAGCCAGCAGCTCTGCCCGATAAGCGTTCCACCCTTCGCACTGCCCGAGATTTCTCGCTTCAACCCAGTCCTTAGGGTCAAACCCTTCGCAAGACACTTTGTCAGGGATGCCCACTGCTGGCGCTGCCGGGGCGATAGCCTTGATGTGAACTCGGCCGCCGATGTAATGCCAGTCAAGCTTGCATCCAGTCGCCTGGGAGATTCCCCGGCAAATCACCTCGGCCGTTTCCTTCGGTATGTCCACAAGGCATGCGCTCTGGCCGTTTTCGTAGACTTCTTTGTTGCACTCTCCCGACACCGGCTGCGCCTGCAGATTAGCTAAAATCTGCACCTTTAAATCAGCAATCTGCCTGCGCAGCCCATCACCACAATCATGCGAACCGCTAAAGCCACGCGTCCAGCTAAAGCCACAATCACAATTAAATGTATCGCCTACCTCTGTTATGTTCATCACTCATCATCCTCATCGACCATAACCAACTGCGTATCGTCCGGCACATCTATGGTCAACTGGACGCTGTAACCGCGCTCATGCATGGTGAATGACACCGGCCATGCTGGTACTGGTTTTCCTTCCTCTACCTGCCCCAGGCCAATTGCCCAGCAGCCCTCATCGGTATAGGTGGCGACCACCAATACTTCACCTTCAGTCGATTTCAGGTGATAAATTCCCAGCTCGTTGAAGCAGCCGATCTCCTCACGGATTGCGCCTTCAACCTCAAACAGGTCATCGCTGGCGCCATAAAACTTCAGTGTTTTGCTCATCAGTAGCCCCCGCGGCGAGTAGCCAACCGGATACGTTGATAAATTTCACCAGCGTTGCTGCGTTCTTCACCCAGCTCGCAAGCGCAGAAATAATCGTAAGCAGCCCGTGTGCATGATTGGTGCAGTCGGAAAAACTCAATTTTCAGCGCCTCAACGTGGCATCTGTTGATCAGGTCTGCCAGGGCTGTTGGTTCACCCTCAATAGGGCGGAGCCAGTAGCAAACGGGGCCGTCTTCAGTATCGTGAATGGAGCCGATAAACCAGCCATCACCTGCAGGCGCGGTAGGGTTCCATTGGCTGATATCACCATCACCTGCTTCCAGGGCTTCCAGCTGTTCGTCAGTGACATCGCTTTCCATCCACTGGAGATGGCCAACGACCCGATTGGTATCCAGCCACGCTTCAAGCTCACCAGGCGTCGCAAACTCTCCACCGTTAGCCGGCACAAAGTAATCAGGATGGGTCCAGTAGCCGTTTTCATCGCGCTGCGGTTCAACTGCTGTGATTAACTTGGTCATGATGTTGTGTCCTTTAGCCGGCGGATCCGGCCGTAATAATCGCCAATGTTCCAGAAGTGAATTTTCGTCCCGGGCTCTACCTGATCTGCGAAACGCCGTGGCACGAACCACATGGAAACCTTTATCTTCACAACGACGCTGCTCACTATTTGGGTGCTAGTGCCTTTAGCCATGGCCTGATTTCCTGTCGCTCTTGGCGATCTCCCCGATTGCATAGCGGGCATCGATCGGATCTTCATCTTCGTAGTCGCAATTAACACTGATGACCATAGCCTTGACGCATGGATCGCAGCAGTAATACGAGTGCAACTCACCGTCGAATTTCCAAGTAGATGAGCGAGCTATTTCACCTGGTTCAATGGTGCTGGCGCAGATATGGCATGTGTGCACCTTCCGGCATTTGACTATTTTGTCACTAAGGCAAGAATCGCCCGGGGTACCGAAGTCACCCTGGAAAAGGTCAAAATCCAGTGCATCTTCAAGGTTAATGTCATCACTCATTTGTCCCCCTGGTGCCGTGCCGGGATCACGCCATCTACCGGCAGGCATTCATACTGCGGTGGTAACTGCTGCTGGTGGATATCTGCCAGGCAGTTGCTTTGATCTGGATACACCCAGCCTTGCGGAACGAATTCGCACGGCTGGTACGTGTAGCAGACGAGCAGGAACAGGCCGAACATCACGCAGCCCTCTCAGCGGTCAGTTGGTGGAAGCGCTGCAGGAACATGGTACGTGCCTGCACTGGGTTTACCGGAGAGACGAGGAAGTCCTCAGAAGGGGAGATCCCTTCGAGCATTGGCCAGGGTGTACCGTCGTCAATATCGAGGTCGCGGCGTTCGGTGGCCAGCATCACCAGATCGGCATGCTTGACGGCTGGGCTATTTTTTGCTGGCAGATTAAATTTATAACGAATAACAAAATCAATATTGTTTTCAATGCCACGATAGTCAGGAATTAATTGCTTAAGCGGCGATGGAATATCTTTGCAATAAGCTTCATGAGCATCATGCAATAATGCTTCAAGTGCGTAATCAGGAGGCACTATCTGGCTTGCAATAACACAGTGCTGAGCCACGCTATAAAATTCAGGAATATGCCCGTTAAAACGGCATTCATGCGATAACGCTTGAGCGATATCTTCAATGCAAATATCGTCCACGGATGGCGCGGCGTAATCAAAACGCTTGCCAGTAAATGTTAGAATCCAAGACATAATTTCTCTCCACACAGTTTTTGGCAACACTTCACCAAATACCCCATTGCTGGGGTATTTGAGGCTGTATTATTCAGGTCTAATTAAGCTTTAAATTTACCAATGAAGGATTCGACTTCAACGCCATCGAATTTATTGATCAGCAGGTCACGGAATTCAGCGGCAATTTCTTCCTCCGCTGTTTCCAGCTGAACAATTCGTAGCACCAAGATCGGCTTGTCGCTGGTGATAATGCTGTAGCGCAATTTGAAGGGGCGTTCGCCCAGGCCTTCATAAGGTACGCATTTGAATTCGAAGGCCGCCGGCATAACGTCTTTGCTCTTGGCTTCAACGCTTTCCATCAGCGAGCGTTTGCCACTGAAATCGTTCTCTTCATGATCGGAGGTTGAGATTGACTCAATGGTGATGCGGCGAACAGCGCCAACAGCCTGCTTGATATCCAGCACAGTGCCGTCAGCATCAAAGGCCAGCAGGAAATCACGGTTATCTTCCAGCCATTCAGCCAGTTCTTTCTGGCCCTGTTTACGGCCGTTGATATCCAGCAGGCCAGTGAATGGCGCTGTTTTCTTCAGGGTAATGGCCGCTTTGTTGTCGGCATGGCCTGGGTTATCCAGGGTACCCAGATTGAAGATGGTTTCGGCCTGCATGCGATCGGCATCGATGAAGCAGCGTACGCCTGCACCAGCGTATTCCGAAGAGTATTTAACGAAGTCTTCAATGCTGGTAGTGGCCATGTTTCCACGGAAGCGGTAGCGGTTTACGTTGAAACCCTCCAGGCTGTGGAGATCAACATCATTCGGCAATACAGCTACAGGACAATCGGTCAGTTCCACATTCTTGAGTAACGATGCCGAAAGAGTGAGGTTTTTAATTTGTTCGATGGCAGAACCGTCTAATTGAGACATAAATATAATCCTATCTATTAATAAAATGACTGTGTTAATGAAAGTGTCGCGGTATTACTGGGCGACGCGTAATTTACCGTCGGTCTTGCCGTCAACAGTAAATAACTGGCCTTGGTCCTCTTGAAGAATTGTCAGCTTGCCACCTTTGCCAACGTACATTGGTGTTTCGGTAGTATCTTCTTCTGAAACTTTCCCGCGAGGGGTAGGGGTTACAAATTTAAGTTGGTGCTTAATACCAACACGTTTTTCTTCAACCGAATTACTTAAACGGTCGAGATCAAGGGTAATAACAATTTTTCCCTTACCACCGTTATTGAGAACACCCAGAGCTGTAGCGTTTAAAGCTGCTGAGATTTTATTTTGAAACACACCGGCATCCAGTTCGCCCAGAAAGTCCGGTACGTTGGTCTTGCGGTCTTCACTCATTGAATACTCCTCACACGAAGCGGCGAACGCCGCGGTTTTCTCCACACACCTGGTAGCGCACCGGTACAGGGTTTTTATACTGTGCAAATAGAAAAATTGATCTGTCCAGTGCGCTACCTGATGTGTAAAAAAGGGCGGCCAGCCTACGAACATTATCTTCACCTCCGAGGGGTAGAAGCTCGGCGTGGCCGCCAAAGACTACACACAGCACTAACATGGTTGTGGTGGCAGGCGGACAACGCCCCGAAGCCCACCAGCCAGATCCACAACGGTATGCTCACTCATGAGTTAGGATCCTCCACCGCTCCCAGAACTTAGGGAAAGGGCGAGTGAGCATGCCGTTGTGCGCCCCGAAGGGCGTGGCATTAGCTTTAGCCAGCCAGTTGGCGATTCAACCATTTAGCGGCACCAGATTGAGTTTTAAACTCTTTGCTCTTGGTGAAGGTCATCGCGGTGAAAGTACCGTTACTGTTAGGGAATACGCCGGTTTTAGCGGTTTCGTTGTTGCCCATGTCATAAGTTGAGTTCATCTCGTTGCCCTTACTGAGTATCTGGCTGTGCGCCTCCGATGGGGTAAATTTATGCGTTAAGTGCAAATGTGTCAATTATAAATTATGCATAACTCGCAAATTCATCATATGCCAATGAAGCATAAGGAATTTTAGATATAAAAAAACCCAGGATTAACTGGGCTTTTCTTTGTTGGGGAAATGGCAGTTCTAAAAGTTAGGCGTGTCGCCTGATTTGTTGGGGTTGGCTACCAATCACTTTGCCTTCAATATGGAGCATGCTGATTTCTTCGGGGGAGATAGACCAGGCTTCGTATGCTTTGTTATCAGAAATAACTCTAAGCTCAAACTTGACTTTTTGAAGGCGCTTAACAAAAAAATCACCATTGAAATCAAAAACGTAAATCCCATCACCATCAAAATTAGTGATTCTGTTATCAACAAAAATAAGATCGTTAGGATTGATCGTTCCCTCCATAGAATCGCCCCTGACATTAATCAGCGTAACTGAGCCTTCAGGCCGCCCACCAAAAATGGCTTTAGCGTAATCAACGTCGTATTCAATCGAGTTTATGATCTCTACGACATCTCCAGTATAGGAGCCTGCACCAGCACTTGCAGAAATATCAAGTATATCAACTCTATACACATCCTTTTCCTTGATATGAGTAGGAATAGATCTACTGTTATTATATACAGTATCCTCCGTGTTCTCAGTTTTGAAAAGGTCTGCAATAGAAACGCGTAATGCTTGGGCCACTTTCCCCAATGCGGCTTCAGTAAATGACTTCTGTTTTCCGGTTTCTAGACGAGAGACGTTGCCAGCATCGCTATCAATAGCCTCTGCCAGTTCCGTGATTGTCATGCCGCGTTGCTGCCTTAGCTCGCGTATACGATTTCCTATGTTCATACAGCCATTACAAAGTCATTTTGCGTTTAATGCAAAGCGACTTGCGCAAATTCCTTGCTGCAATTAATATGCTCAAAACGCAAATAAATGAGGGTATCATGAAAACTCCGCTTAGAATGTTGCGTCTTGAACAAAAGAAGACAATTCAAGATGTTGCTAAAGCTACGAATATCGATGTTGGAAATCTCAGTCGGATCGAAAGGGGTATGCAAGTCACATCCCTAGAGATAGCTGAAAAGCTATCCAAGTACTTCGGCGGTGAAATTAGTGAAATGCAGATTCTCTTTCCCCAGCGTTTCCTTGCTTCTGATGATGCTATCGGATCTGAACGAAACAGTTAACTACCAAAGGAAAAACAACATGGTAGAGCCAAATTTGAAAGATGTAGTGAAGGGCATGTGTAAGGCGGTAGCTGGTGGCCGTTCGGCGATGGCCGGCGCATTAGGCATGTCTGAGACGGCTTTTAACAACAACCTGTACGAGAAGAACGGCTGCCGTTTCTTCGAGATCGGGGAGTTGGAAGCAATGGAAGATATTTCCGGTACCAACCTGCTGGCCGATTATTTCGCCCGGCGCCGCGGTTTGCTGGTGGTGGAGATCCCGGCCCTGGAAGAACTTGACCAGGTGGAGTTGTTCAGCAAAAGCATCCGCACCGCCGCGCACCGTGGCCATGTGGATCAGATCATTCAGGAGTCACTTGCTGATGGAGTCATTGATGAAAAAGAAGCTGCCGACATTATGCGTTATCACCGCAAGCATCTGCAGGCGCGTGATGCAGAGGTTAGGGCTGTACTGGCGCTGTTTGGCAAAAAAGCCAAATGTCAGAAAGGTTGACGCCCAGAGGTTGCAGCCGCTGGGCGTCGGGGTGCGAGTAAATCAGTGTGTGGAGAAATAATCGCATGAGCAATTTAACCAGAAATTCAATGGTGCCGCAAATCCGCTGCCGTGCAATGGCTGGCGGTAAATCTGCGGCGCCGTTCCGGTATGAAGTAAATGTAATGGGTCGGTGGATTGCCAGCAACTACCAGTTTGCGCGCTGGGTGGTAGATGGCGGCAAGTGGCTGGCGCGTGAGCGGGAGGATGTATGAATACCATGATCACTTCGGCAAATAGAACCATGAGCAGTCGCGAAATCGCTCAGTTGGTTGAGTCCCGCCATTCTGACGTCTGCACCACCATTGACCGTTTGGTGAAACGTGGCGCGATATCGGGGTATGCGGCAATGCCGTACACCCACCCCCAGAACGGTCGACAGTACAGCGAGTACCAGGTGAACAAGCGTGACAGCTACGTTGTGGTTGCCCAGTTATCACCTGAGTTTACAGCCCGTTTGGTAGACCGGTGGCAAGAGCTGGAAAACCAGACCTCTGTCCCACAATCACTTCCTGAGGCATTACGCCTGGCTGCCGACATGGCCGAGCAGAATGCAGCCCTAGAGCAGAAGGTGCAGGCTGACGCGCCGAAAGTGGCCTTTGTCGATCACTACGTTGATGCCAGCGGCGCCAAGAGCCTGCGTGAGACAGCCAAAATCCTGAACATGCCAGAAAAGGCGATGATTGATGCGCTTGTGCGGGACAAAGTTTTGTTTCGCTTGTCTGGCAACCTTCTACCGCATGCCCTCCGCCAGCGTGATGGTTTTTTCACTGTCAAAACCGGCACATCAGATTTTGGCCATGCCTATACGCAAACCCGCGTGACGCCGCGCGGCATCCAGTGGATTGCTGAGCGTTACGCCTCTGAGCTGATGGTGGGCTGATATGGCGAACTTACTTATTCAGGCTGGCTGCCATTACCGCGACCGCAATCACTCAGTGGTGCTGGTTCACAGCACAGATCCGGAGCGCGAGACAGTCACCTACAGCCCGGTAGGGCAAGAATGGGCGATCACCACAGCGATGATTATTTTCCGGTCACGATTTATCAGGTTCGAATTATGAGTACAAAACTAACCGCATACGTGTGGGATGGCTGCGCAGCGGCAGGTATGAAGCTGTCCATGGTTGCCATCATGGCGCGTCTGGCCGACTTTTCCTCTGATGAGGGACTGTGCTGGCCGTCCGTTGGGACAATTGCCCGCCAGATCGGTGCCGGCGAAAGCACGGTGCGCACTGCACTGGCCAAGCTGGAAAAGGATGGCTGGATCACCCGCCAACAGCGCAGGAAAGGCAACCGCAATGCATCCAACATGTACCAGTTGAATGTTGCCCAGCTTCGTGCCGCTGCAAATTATCACCCTCCAGAATCTGACACCTCAAAATCTGATGCATCAAAAACTGATACCTCAAAATTCGACGGGTCAGAATCTGACAAAAAGGGGGCTTTTGACCCGTCAGAATCTGGGGGGGATCCGTCAGTAAATTCAACACCAGATCCGTCAGGTAAAACTCTTTGTCCGGTTTCTGGCGAAACCGAACCGCCAGTAGACCCAGAGGTTTTACGTACTGACCAGGCTAAATCTGTGCTGAATCATCTCAATCTCGTCACAGGGTCCCGCTACCAGCCCTGCAAGACCTCGCTGGACGGCATTCGGGGGCGGCTCGGGGAAGGGTATACCCCAGATGAGTTAATTTTGGTTATCGATTACACGAATGCCAAATGGGGTGATGACCTGACGATGACTGAGTATCTCCGTCCAATCACCCTGTTTGGCCCTACGAAGTTTCCAGGCTATCTAAAAGGGGGCGGGGCATGGGATAGGGCGGGCCGGCCGGTTTGCGTTGATGGTAAATGGGTTAAACCAGCGGCAAACACACCGCACTGGAACAGCCCAGAGGCGTGGGAGAACGCGATATGAATAAAATCATGTTAGCAGTTAAAAACCGTGATGCCGGTGCGCTGGCTCACTTGATGCCGGATGCCACGTCTGGGCGCGTAGTCAATCCGGTTGCTGAGGGGTTGGTTGATGCTCTGTTCACAAACCTGTCACAGATTTTTTCTGTGGCTCGCAAAACTCCCGAGGACATGGCAGCAATGAAACAACAGTGGATCATGGCATTCGCGGAAAACAACATTACCACCCGTGATCAGTTGGCGGCAGGCATGCGCATGGCTCGCCAGCAGACTACGGATTTTTGGCCGAGCTGCGGTAAGTTCATCGGTTGGTGTAAAGACGGTTTTGCCGCTGCAGCCGGGTTGCCCACCATTGATGATGCCATAGATGAATTTGAGCGATATAGCGCAAACCGGGATCGTTATGAATCAGCCGAGGTATTTCCGTGGTCAGCACCTGTTCTGTACTGGATTGTGCTGGATGTTCGCAAAGCGATGTACCGCTACAACCATACCGAAGTCGAAACCCGCAAGGCGCTACAGGCGCAACTCACTCGCTGGGCGAAGAAATTGACGGCCGGTGAGACGGTACCCTTCCCAGTAGTTCAAATTACCCATCAAACACGCGAGCCAGCCCCGGCCGAATTGATTGATAAAACTGGTGAATATCAGCGTAAGGGGGCCGCATTGTTAGCCCGGATCCGCAGTAAGCAGACGGGGAAAACATCATGAAGCCAGCAACGCATCAAATTTTAGGCGTCACCGTATTCCCGCTGGTGGCCATGCTGCAACAGGTTCGCCGCTGGTGGTCATTGCGGTATTTGCGCGGGTATTGGGCTGATGATCAGGATCTGCGCCGTATCGCCCGGGAACGCAACTGGGTGTGCGTACTGACCCAATTCAACATCGAGGCGCGTTATCGCTTCATCAAGCTGCTGGCCACCGCTGAGCTGCAAAGGGGGATCCTGTGAGCAATTATTGTGAAAGCCTCGCCACTTTACGTGAGAAACCGGCCCACCAGCTGAAAGAGGTTGGCGATCAGTGGTGTACTCCCGACGACCTGTTTTGGGGGATTAATGCGATGTTCGGCCCACTGGTGCTGGATCTGTTCACCGACGGTGATAACAGTAAGTGTCCGGCATTCTACACGGCGGAAGATAATGCCCTCACTCAGGACTGGTCAGCACGGCTGGTGGAACTGCACGGAGCTGCTTTCGGCAATCCGCCATATTCCCGCGCCCAGCAGCATGAGGGGCAATACATCACCGGTATGCTGCACATCATGGCGCATACGATGGCTATGCGTGAGCTGGGCGGCCGGTACGTTTTCCTGATTAAGGCTGCAACATCGGAAACTTGGTGGCCTGAGCAGGCAGATCATGTTGCTTTCATCCGTGGGCGTGTTGGATTCGATGTACCGAAGTGGTTTGTTCCGGCAGATGAAAAGCAAGTGCCCACTGGCGCATTCTTTGCTGGCGCGGTCGTTGTATTCGATAAAACGTGGAATGGCCCGGCCACCAGCTATGTGAGCCGCACCCAGTTGGAGAATATGGGTGAAGCCTTTATGGCGCAGATCCGCCGCGAGGCCGAACGCCTGGCACCACAAATCCAACCCCAAAATATTCCAGAAAATATTCTTCCGGAAACCGCCAATACCGTGTGGCCACAGGAGGTAAATTTCCTGTTTGACCAAGTGACCACAGCCAGCAGCCTGCCGGCGCACCTGCAGAACAAACTGCGCAACCACATCAACCGCCTGAAGTTGGAGGGCGCTCCAGAGGCCGCCATTATCCAGGCCGCAACAACTTTAACCGCCGCAATGGGAGCCACAGCATGAACCGTGAACTGATAGTAGATAATTTTGCTGGTGGCGGCGGGGCGAGCACCGGCATTGAGATGGCCACTGGGCGCAGCGTTGACATTGCGATCAACCACGATGAAAACGCCATTGCGATGCACGAAACCAACCACCCCGAGACGTTGCACTACTGCGAATCGGTCTTTGATATCGATCCGGTAGCGGCGACCGCCGGGCAGCCAGTTGGCTTGGCATGGTTTAGTCCAGATTGCCGTCATTTCAGCAAGGCCAAAGGCAGCGCACCGGTTAAGAAAGAAATTCGCGGCCTTGCTTGGATCGTTATCCGCTGGATATTAAAAGCCCGCCCTCGGGTGATCCCGCTGGAGAACGTGGAGGAATTCAAGACGTGGGGGCCATTGGTCACCGACGATAGCGGTAATGATTATCCCTGCCCGGATCGTGTGGGGGAAACGTTCGCGGGGTTTGTGGCAATGCTGACAACCGGCATTGCAGCAGATCACCCGGCGCTGGCCGAATGCTGCGACATTTTAGGTATTGAAGAGGGCGGTAACGATCATCGCCAGCTGATTGCAGGTCTGGGTTACGTTGTCGATTACCGTGAATTGCGTGCCTGCGACTATGGCGCACCAACCATCCGTAAACGCTTCTTCATGCTGATGCGCTGCGACGGGCGTCCTATTGTCTGGCCAGAGCCAACCCACGGTGATCCAAAGTCACTGGAAGTTCAAAGCGGCAAACTGAAACCATGGCGTACCGCTGCAGAGTGCATTGACTGGTCAATACCGTGTCCGAGCATTTTTGAGCGCAAACGCCCGCTGGCTGAAAACACACTGCGCCGTATTGCCCGTGGTATTCAGCGCTTTGTGATCGACAGCCCGAACCCGTTTATCGTGAAGTGCAACCACACGAGCACCAAAACAACTTATAACTGCTTCCGTGGCCAGTCGCTGGAAGAGCCGTTGCAGACGATCACCAAGACCCATGGTTATGCGTTGGTTACCCCTATGATTGCGGGTGCCGGTGGATCTGAATATCAGGCAAAACCACGCAGTGCAGATCAGCCGATGCACACTATCCTGAAGCAATCGCGGGCTGCATTGGTTACGCCGATCATCGCGCGTATAGGTCAGACAGGTTTTGGCGGTGATCGCCTGGCATATGAGGCCGGCAAGCCACTGACGACCGTCACCACGAAAGCAGAGCATCTTCTGGTGGCCCCAATCATTGCCCGCCAGTTTGGCAATAGCGTCGGTCATCGCGCTGACGAGCCAAATGGCACGATCACTGCGGGCGGCGGTGGCAAAAGCCAACTGGTTGCGACATTCCTGGCGAAACACTTCGGTGGAAATTACACCGGCCCCGGTGCTGATCTGGCTGAACCCGCGCACACAGTGACGACTGTCGACCACCATGCTCTGGTTACGTCAAACCTGATCAAATTCCGTGGTACCTGCAAGGATGGCCAGCCGGTTACTGAGCCCATGCCAACCATTACCGCCGGCGGCCTGCATATTGGTGAGGTGAGGGCGTTCCTGCTGAAGTATTACGGCAACGAAAAGGAAGGGGTAAGCCTCACAGATCCGCTACACACCGTCACCACGAATGACCGATTCGGCCTTGTCACTGTACAAGGCATCGATTACCAGATCGTTGATATCGGTATGCGTATGTTGCAGCCGCACGAACTGTACGCTGCCCAGGGATTCCCGTCCTGGTACATCATCGATCAGGACTATCGTGGCAAGAGGTACGCCAAGGATAAGCAGGTAGCACGCTGTGGTAACGCTGTGCCGCCACCGTTTGCAGAAGCGCTGGTGCGTGCCAACTTGCCGGAGCTGTGCGTTGAGCGCAAGGAGGTGGCTGCGTGAGGATGTTACTTACCTCTTACCTGCAGCGTGATCTGGGTGTGGTGCTGCTACGCCCAGGTAGTGAGTTGCTGCATTATTTCAGCGGGCGCAGCCGTCTGCTGATCGCCAGTGAGCCGGAAGAGTTAAAACCGCTGCCTTCCGGCCTGCTGCCAGCAGTAGATCAGAGCCTGGCGGCGGATCCGCGTTTGTCCTCTTTCTTCCAGAATGAACGGGTCATAGATGCAGCTGGTGGTGTTGCAGGCCTGAAAGAGTGGTTGATGCGCAGCACAGAATGTCAGTGGACCACCGGCGACGATTACCACCACCATAATATGGACATCCTGGACTATGACGGCCGCCCGGTCCGCCTGTGCTGGCACCATGAGCACCGCCTGCGGGAACAAACGTTGCCGGAGCTGGATGCCATAGCCGCGCAGAATGTGGCGGAGTGGGCAGTTTACCGCGCTCGCTCGCATTTTATGTTTGGAGAAGACCACCAGCTTAGCCTGCCGGAATTGTGCTGGTGGGCTGTACTTAAGCAGGTGTCAGAGCTGTTGCCTGATGCGGTAGCCCGCTTTTCCCTGCGCCTTCCACCAGCCACTATCCCAACGGGAACGCGCAAAGAGGCCGATATCGTGTGGGATAAAGCCCCACAGGCGATCATTAACGAATACGTGGAGAAGGTGAAACCGGCGCTGACCGTTGATGTCGACCCCGAGCCACCAGCAGGTTTTATGCTGCTGCCCAAGCTTACCCGCTGGGAGTGCGAGAAATACACCCAGTGGGTGAAGTCACAGCCATGCAGCTGTGGCTGCAAACGCCAGGCAGACGACCCGCACCACATTATTGATCACGGGCTCGGCGGTACCGGCACCAAACCACATGACATTTTCACCATCCCCCTGACCCGTGAATGCCATGACGAGCTGCATGAAGATGTGGCCGCATGGGAGGCCAAGCACGGCAGCCAGTTATTCCACCTGGTGCGCACGTTGAACAAGGCATTTGGTATTGGGGCGATCAGCACGGCAAACAAGCGCGGGGCAAAACGATGAATCAAAACTATCTGGATTACGTCCGCGGTGCTGTCTCGCTCGCCCTGGCTGATATTAATGGGCAGAGTAAAGGGCAGTTGGCGGCATTTGAGGGAGCCGCGCTGGTTCGCACAACGCGCTTTAAGCGCCAAAGACTGCGCACAGTAGTGGTCGACAATCGGAAGGTGTGCCCGGCGACAGAACCGATGCACTGTCCTGAGACGCGAACCAGGAAGAAACCATTCCCGCCATTGGATGAATTGACATATAGCACCAGCTCTTGGCGCCGGGCGATCTCCGTTTTGGATACACATCAGGAAGCGTGGATCCGTTACTGTTATGGTGATTATAATTACCACGATAAACAGTTATTGGTGGTGCCCTACATCTGGGAACGGTTTTCAGAGCAGTGCTCAGCGCGTATCAGCAAAAAGGTCAAACTCAGGTTGCAAAGCCTGACGATGCTGGCGGTGCAGGTAGTCGCCAGTGAGATAAAAGGGTTGCCGAAAGAATACACCCATACGCAATTGGCAGAGCTATCTGGGGTGAGTAAATCAACATGGTCGGAAACCTACAGCGGGCACTGGAACGCACTGCTATCCCTTGTGGAAACGTTGGATGCCGGATCCTTGCGATGGACGGCGGAGAAAAGGATAGAATCACGTTCAAAACATTTAGCATCATGATGCTTGCAAAACCGAACAAAATAAGCCATATTTAAGCCTAATTTGATATTTTGCCAGTATTGCAAATGGCGCAAAACCTCGCTTCGGCGGGGTTTTTTATATCTGGTTTGTGGGGTGGGCGGCGATCAGAGTGTTACCGCACACTGACCGCCAGGTGCTCATGTCGATGGTCACAAGCAACCTTTGCCCGTGCTGCTATGAACAGCAGGACGAGCCTACCAAAGAGGACGCTTATGATCTCAAGTACCAGTCTTGTCAACGCTGACACACTTGAATACATCAAAACCCTGCCTGATGACTGCATCGACCTGATTGCGACTGACCCGCCGTATTACCGGGTGAAGTCCTGCGATTGGGATAATCAATGGAAGACCGAGGCCGAGTATTTAGCCTGGCTGAATGCGTTGCTGGTGGAATTCTGGCGAGTGCTGAAACCGAACGGTAGCCTTTACATTTTCTGTGGTAGCCGGTTGGCCTCTGATACCGAGCTGCTGGTTCGCCAACGGTTCGACGTGCTTAGTCATATTGTATGGGCTAAGCCCTCGGGGCCGTGGCGTCGCCAGAATAAAGAGAGCCTACGCACTTATTTCCCGGCAACAGAGCGGATTATATTCGCTGGTCATTATGCAGGCCCCCTGCAACCGAAAGTTGATGGTTATGCGGTCAAATGCCTTGAGTTGAAGCAAAACGTCTTCAAACAGCTGATCCATTATTTCAAGTCGGCACGGCAATCCCTCGGTGTGACATCAAAAGAGATCCAGGCGGCAACCGGTAAGCAGATGGCCAGTCATTGGTTTAGTGAGAGCCAGTGGCAGCTACCGAGTGAAGAGCAGTATCACAAGCTTCAGGCGCTATTTGACCGCATCGCTAATGAGAAGCATCAGGCTGGTGGATTGAATCGTCCCCATCATGAGCTGGTAAGGGAATACAAAACCCTCAACCGCGAATATCTGAACTTGTGCCAGGAATATAAATCACTGCGGCGTACCTTCACGGTATCAGCTGCGGTGCCTTATACCGACGTTTGGACTTATCCGCCGGTAGCCTTCTATGCAGGTAAGCATCCATGCGAAAAGCCTGCTGAAATGATGGAGCACATCATCAGTGCCAGCAGCCGTCCAGGTGATGTCGTCGCTGACTTCTTCATGGGTTCCGGTTCAACGATAAAGGCCGCTATCAAGCTGGGCCGCATTGGGCTGGGGGTTGAGCTGGAACCAGACCGATTCGAACAAACACAGCGGGAAATCTTCCCGAGTAACTAAGTTGCCCTGGCATTTGCCGGGGCTTTTTGTTTCTACCACCCGATGATCGGGCTATGCCCCGGCGAGGGGGAAGGATGAGATCCATGCCGGAAAAAATCGCAGATAGCGCCACGCATGGCGGTTGGCTCATTGGCCTGCTGCTCGGGGCGATAAATTATTTTTCGCCCAGCGAGTGGATGGTGATCGGAATTTTCGTCGGTATCCTCTGTTCCGTCGTCGGGTGTGTTGTAGGTATCTGGTTCAGATGCCGCCGAGAAAGGCTACTCAAAATGTACCTTATTGACCGCTCCACCAAGAACATCAGCGCTCAGGATGTAGACCTGATAGGGGGCGAGTAGTGGCTTCAGTAAAATCAAAACTCAGTGCTGCGATGCTGGCGTTAATCGCCGCTGGCGCATCGGCCCCGGTGATGATG